GTTGTGTTTTTAGTGACTTGCTGGAAGCCGCCTTCAGAACGCACTGGTCCTGAGAAAGTTGTATTAGCCATGTGATTCTCCTGTCGTGGCAAATGTCAGTCGCACCATGCGACTGTCAGGGATGCCCAAACAGTACAATAGATTTTTACAAAAAGAAAGAGGCGATCCGAAGACCGCCTCAATCTAACAAGTGCAATGTGTCTTACGCTCCAGGGGAGCCAAACACACAACGTGGGTCACTAAAGCCGAAGCTATAACGCTCACGAGCCTTGAAGCGCATGTTACCTGTGTCGAAATCAGCTTCCATGTTAGTGGAAAGCGGAGTCCGCTCAAAGTGAACAAAGCCACGAGGCGCATCAGTCTTGAGGAAAAACGCATCTGGATCAGTAAGGAAGTCGTTGACGGCATAACCATCAGGCAACATTCCCATTGAACGGATTGCGTTAGTGTCGTTGTCAGCAGTACTAGTGCGGAGGTTGGAGACCATCAGGCGCTCTGCAACGAATTGCAATTGCCGTGGGATCATCAACTTCATGCCGCGAAGAGCAACCTTCAAGCCACGTTCGTCAACATAACCAGCAATGTTGATCAGAGCGTCTTCCAAAGAAGTTTCGTTCAGATCAGCAGGAGTTGATGGTTCGTTAGCGAAAGTTCCACCGTTTGTAAGCGGGTGATCAGTGGCGCAAAGTGCAACACCGTCTCCGCCAGCAGTTGCACCAGCGGCGAACGCATTGTTCAATACCGCAGCGGCTTTAACCTGCTTAGAGTGGGCCATTGAGCGAGCGAGAGCGCGTGTGTAACGACTGCCGAGGCGGTCATACAAGTTGTCCTCGATTGCTTCCTCAGTAATTGAGAAGGCAAGCGCAACGGTTTCGTGGTTGTAACGAGCTGTGTATGCTTCGTTAGCATCGTCAAAGTTGACAGCGGAACCTTCAGACTTAGTAGGTGCCGAGCCAAATCCAGATAGCATAACTTCCTCCTCGAACGCTCTGTCCGATGATTCAGTTGTATACAGCTCTGAATGTTGGTTTTCGTAGCGATCGTACTCCATACCAAACAAGGCGTTGAGACCTGGTTCAAGCTCTTTCGCTAATTGTGCGCGTGAAATAGCCATGTTTTAGACCCCCTTATACGCCGGTCGTAGCAACAGTACCCGCTGCAATGGAACCAGTAGGCGCATTGAAGTGGTTGTTGATACGAACGATTAATGGAATACCAGCGACAGTGAAATCCGAATTGTCTGGGTCATCTTGTATGCCCATAACACGGAGTGCCAAAGTGTTGGTAGCTGCGACTGTATTTAAATCTGCGGTTGCAGAAGAAATACCAGTAGTTGTAGAACCACTGTTGCCTGTTGCAAACGCGATGTTTGCGAACACAGATGTAAGAATTTCCGCTTCAGTGTTCTGACCAGCCACAACATTAGATGTTGCAATGGTGAACAGTTGATTTGGATCGTCATACAAAAAGGCTTTGACAGGGAAATTAGAATCCGCGCCAGAACCGGGCCATTGGTTTGCCCGAATAACTTCACCTGTAGTAGATGAAACATACTCACAGCCATAGAACACACCCACAATACTGACATTACCACCAGCCGCAGCTTGTAGATCGTCAATGACGCCCGCAGCCAACGGAATAACCGCCATGCCTTGGAACATTGGATTGGAGTTGTCAGAAGCTATGCGATATTCAGATAGACCAGTAGAGTTGGTCGATTGACCAATTTTACCAATGGGACGTAGCCCAAAGGATCCGTTAGAATTTGCCATAATAGCACCTCAAAGTTACTTGGAGTCTCCTCGCGAGCCTCCAAAGGATACACGACTTTGCCGATTATTAGAAATCGGCATCGAAGGATGTTGGTCCTTCATTAGGTCCTGGTCAACTGCTACCATCTGTTCGCGGGTCCGGTTCCCGTAATACGCGGATCGTTCTTGGGCGGTCTCTACAGGTATTCGGCACAGCATCAATCCACCTTGTCCGATAACCCCTTCGTATCGACCTTCGTCAATAGTGGGAGCTTCATAGTCTGGATACTCGTCCTTACGGACAGGTTCCCATCCTTCGCGTAGCTTGGTGTTGACATTCATTTTGTCTTCTTCACCACGCATTGCGACTCGAATCCAACGATGCACATAGCCTGGAGGGGCTACAGGTGCTTCAAGGCGACTGGGCGGAGCCCATGGTTTACGGCGCGTTTCTGTTTCGCGGGTAGCGCTCTCGCGCGGTTTTCTATCAGTCATTCTATCAATCCTTCACATATTTTGCATATTCTTCAAGCGGGACGTTTAACCGTTTTGCCATCGCAATTTGTGATGGTGAGAGTTTCACCGACCTGCGCCCTGTTTTTGCTGTACTGCGGGTAGCTGAAGCGCCAGCAGGTGCGACCTGTGCTCCACCCGATTTCTTCGCGGCTTGGAATTTGTGTGGAAATTCCACGCGCATGCGTTTGTCTACTTCACTATAGTAGTCATTTGCAGTCGGGTCAATTCCTTCTTCCTCAACTAATTTACGATGTATGCCAAAAGCAGCATATGTCATAACCTCGTCGTTTCCAAACCAATCGTTCTTCTCTGCCCACGCTTCGGCTTTGGGATCGGGCTTTGCCGCAGGAGTTTGCGGAACTTGTTGTTGTGGAACAACAGGTTGCTGGGCTTGAACAGGCTGGGCCTGCTCCGATCTTTGTTTAGCTAAACGTAAGCGTTCGTTCTCGATAGACATGTTTGATAAGGCTTCTTGAGCCTCTAACATTTTATCGGTGTCACCGCTGTCGTGGGCCTCACGGTACAACTTTTTAGCTGAAGCAACCTGAGTTTCAAGCCGTGTGCCGTATTCTGCAAGGTAGCCCTTGTCTAAATTCTGCATGCGACTTTTAAGGTTTTGGTTCTCATTCAACAGTTGTTGTGCCATTCGCACCGCTTCTTCCCGATCCCGTTCTTCTTTACGGTATTTCTCGGTCAGTTTTTTAATGCGGGTTTGAACTTTGTTACTGTAGCTATCCAACTCATCTTCTGAGCCAGACGCCTTTTCTTCTTTTGAATCAGAAGGTCCAGTTTCGATTTCGATTTCAGTTCCAGCTTCCGCCTTTACTTCTACCTCTACCTCTACTCCCTCATCTTCGTCTTCAATGACTTCTTCATTTTCTTGAGACATAGTTTTCTCCTAGACCTGCTTAATGTCATCAGGTTCAAGAATAGTAGCGATAACTTCGTCATCGTTAATGATGCGAACTTCTCCACCGTCAATCTTGAAACGTGATCCCGAATATCTACCGATACAAACCCATTGGCCTTCTTCGCACCAAGGTTCTGCATCCTGTCCAAACTTGCCTGGGTCTTTGTATGCCAAAGGCCCGATCTTGAGAACGTAAGCCACAACAGTAGCTACAGCCTCACGAGCTCGAATCTCATCTGGGATATGTAAACCACCCTGCGTCTTGGTTGCACCTTGATAAGGCATCACCAACAAGCGCCAGCCCGTGGGCTGCGGTAGTCGTTCCAAAAGGGGTTTCTCTAGTAGAGAAGGGTCTAACACCTTCTCGGTGGCGTCCACATATGCGCTATTCACATCGGACGAGTCAGCCGGAGCCTTCTCTTTGTCCTTGTTCATTTTCTGCGCAACGTGATCAGGAAGATATAAGGTCTTCGACATCGTCTGCGTTTCTCTCCAGCAGGGCTTTTATTTCCTCACGGGCGTAGGTCAGGCCCCGTATCTCACCTACCATGAGTTTGTAATGCTCCCAGTCTTTGGCAGCATCATGTGCGAGAGAACTTGCAATATCTTGTTCGCGCTCTCGTAGTAGCTTATACATGTATGTCGAGAAGTCCACAAGGTCCATTAAAGTTTATCCTCTTCAGAGCTGTCGTGGTACAAGTTATCAAACACCCGATTAACATCCAGTGTATAGTCCAAATCTGACTTAGAGTAATGAATGTGTTGAGACGGCCTAAAGTCTGGCGCACCTTCTCCAGTTTCAAACCAAGCTGGGTGCGTAACTCTTACCCTGTTGTTAGGCAAAGCAACGATGTTTCCAGTGTATGGGCCAGCATCGAGCAGCTCTAAAACGTGACTCTGCTTATGCTGCGCAGGGTCATCCGCAATTTCGCTGTCAGTGTAGTCCACAGTAAACATATACTTAGCCGGATAGAACTCGCTCTCCACCTTCGCCATCCAAGGGCAAGGTGTAGTTCTGTCCATCTGGTACACAGCGTGTGTACGGGACGAGCAGTCCCAAGGTTGCGCTGCGTGAACAGGCATAGGTTCCGGCCACTCTTCAAATGGAGTGTCCCCTACTAACGCTGTAATGGGCATTCTCGCCCACATAGCTCCGCCATGGACATTAGGTATACCCTCGATGTCCGCTTCGCAGCCAGTGAAAATCACCTGAAAACTCAGGCATCTGTTCGGCATGGTGGTGACGCCAATCGCCATCGCATGTAAAAACTCTCCGTGGTACGCAGTATGGTTGTGTGTGTACTCACGCCGCACCCAGCACTTAAAGTGCGGGATGTTACTTTGTAGAAAGGCCATTAATAGGTGACTATCGCTTTTCCTGAAGAACGAGCTGCGCCGAAGCCTGCGCCGCCCATAGCCGCGCCTTTGGACTTGATACTGCCACCCAATGCGTAACCTTTGGATTTAATCTTACCACCCATAGCCATGCCCTTGGATTTAACTTTGCCGCCCATGGCCATACCTTTAGCTTTGACCTTGCCGCCCATAGCCATACCTTTAGCTTTGACTTTGCCGCCCATGGCCATACCTTTGGATTTAACTTTACCACCCATAGCCATACCTTTGGCTTTGACCTTGCCGCCCATAGCCATACCCTTCTTTTTGTTCATCATGTCAAAGTCTCCTTTATCAATTTTGTTATTGTTGTTTAAATCAAGTTTGGCTTGATCCCCTATAAATCCACCTTCTTTGAAGTCTTGTTCCGGAGATTTAAGATTTCCCTCAGAGTCATAGTACGCAACACCAGGTGGACGCCCGTAGTTCAACGCCTCAATAACCGCTTTATCAATGTCAGTTATTTTCTTCTTCGGGCGTGTCTTCGGGCGTTTGGATTTCACAGGGGCAGTCATATCAGTTCTCCTAGATCATAAGCTCGAAATGTGGTCCGTCTATAAACGGTCTGCGTTTTTGCATTCTACGCTCATCAATGTACTCGTTCATTGCATCTTCCATCGTGCCGCCTCGATAATGTGCGATATTTGGCACAGTCCAAGCAGCGCCCCAACGAAGGGGCACATCAATTTCACGAGCCGCTTCAGCCATAGCAGCGGCAATATCGTCATAAAGATTTAATTCCCAGGACGACCTTGAGCCAATATATGCCATAAGATCCACGGCAAGTCCATCAAGGTGTTTGGATTTCATCGTCTGTGACGCGCCCTTTGCCACAAGGTCTTCTTGTTCTTTGTGGGTTCGCATCCCACAGATCACACCAAAATCTATTTTTGTATGGTGGATTGCGGATTTTACTACGGAAACAAGTCGTTCGTCTACACCGATAAGCCTGTCTAGGCTTCGTGCTGATAGTTTAAAGGTCATTTCTTTTTTCCTTTTGTCATAGGACTTTTACTAAGTACAGTTCCCGTAACGCCTGTAACATTAACATTAGTGCTTTTGTGATATAGCACACCCGTTAGTTTGTATTTGATCCTATAGTATAAGTTTACAAACATCTTCATACCTTAACCTCCAAGCAAGCAACGGCGATTCCGTTGTGTGTTACCATAATCTCTGCGTGTTTTCTATTCTTTTCGCATTCAACATTACTTCCGTACACCGCTAGTTGGAAATACTCTACGGGTTGCCCCGAGATTAACTGCATCCAAACCAGCACCCACACTACTTCGTTAGCCCTTTTTGTTTCTCGAATGTCCTCAATCCGCCAATGCCGAGCATACCTAGTAGCACTGTCATAAGGCTACCCATGTCAAACTCAGGCAATGGTGGTATTGCTGCACCAGAAAGTGTCACTACAAATATAATCAGTGGGCAGAGGATAAAGTGGTACAGTAGCGCAAACCCACAAATCCACCCCACAAAGGGACGCCAGCCGCCCTTGAACAAGCTGCCAGACGCCGCTTCAGCCTTGTTGATCTCTAACTGGGCTAGGAGAGCCTGCTGGGCGTGGGTGTCGGACATGGTCGCTATTTCGTGGGCCAGCTTTGCTTTCATGTCAGAATCAGGAATTACCTTATCTAGGATGCCAGAAACAGGTCCAATAAGAGAGGCTATAATGCTCATTTGCCTTCACCTTTTTCATAACTTATGGATGCTTTGTTCTTATCAGCCTTACCAGCGTAGGCGTTGAAGCCCATGAACGCCGCCACGACTCCACTAGCCGCGATCACATACACAGATGCAATATCAGTAATTAGTGTTGCTGCCTTATCGAAACCCAAAACTGAGGCAAATAAAATAATAAATGGATAGACCAGCATACCAATACAGCACCAGACAACTAGCATTCGCTCTGTATTGCGTTTGAGGTCTTGGTCAGCTATTTCCAGACGTTTGTCCTGAAGTGCCAAAATATTCCATTCATCTACACAGATTGAGCCATTGGAATCTAGGTCTGCCTTTTCAAACTCTGTCATGCTGGGCTCTCCAAAGTTTTGCGAAGCCAATCGCAATGTTTTTGTCACGGGTTATTATGACGATTTTACCTAACTTGTCCAGAATAAGCCACTTTCTTCCACTTTCTAAAAGAAACACTTACCACTTTCCTTGACTTTTTCCAATAAAGTAAATCGCCAACGCTAAGAGTGCCCCGCCTATAATTGTAGCGATAAGACCTACGCCCCAGTTAATACAGTTATCTATAAATTCTTGTTTCTGATATACAAGCTCACGTTGCGCCTTGCGCTGTTGCGCTTCAATCCTAACAATTTCTTTCCAAGCCGTAGGCCCATAGGTCCAAGAAATATGGGCTCTTAGCTCTTCACGCATCTCAGCCATCTTCTGCTTCTTAGTCCAGATGTCCAATGCTGAAGCCTGTGTGTCAGAAAACATC